TATGGATTAAAACATACGACCTGTTAGCTGGGACAAGTACACCTGCAGTGTAATAATAGCTAAAATAGCGAACGTTTATACTGTGGATGGGAACGCTATTAACGGAAGCTCTAGCGTGTACTGATAACTTCCGAGGTCAATTTATAGGAAAAGCTAAATGAAGAATAACGTATTAGATAGTATTATTAAAATCCCAGTTAATAAACCTACCCCATTATGCCAGTGTGGTACATGGTCTATTGTGTACCCAGCTGAGTATACTTATAAAACAAAAAAGAATAAGTTAGATAGGAGACGTAAATGAATCTAGATATAGAAGCCATTGTACGAGAAGAGATACGTAATCTTATTAGAGAACATCTTAATATTACTAGTGAACATGTGCAGGTAACTGTTAACGATACATCTAATGCGGAGTCTCAATATGAGTATGAATTTCCACGCGAAGGTAAAACACGCCGTAACGCCGAAGAAATGGCACTCCACAAAGAAGAGAAATTACTTGGACGTAGACTTACTCCGGAGGAAAAGGGAGAAGTCAAAGCTAAACTACACATGGATGACTCAGCTGAAAACATTGCTAAAGAAGCGGCTATTAAGAAAGCAAGGATAGATAAGATAGCTCAAGAAGGTATCGAAGCAGCTAATGAAGAACTAAAGCTAGAAGCTGAAAAACTAGCTAAAGCTCCTGAAAGCGAAGAGAAAGTTGTAATTGAAGAAGAAAAAGAAGAAAAAATACCTGAAGTTAAAGAAGATAGTTTACCTCAACTTAACCCTTCACTATTTAACCAATGACTAAGAAATTTGACAACGAGACGTATTATAGGAATCTTGAACTAGTTCGGCAAATTAAGGACGAAAGGGAGAGAGAAAGAGCAGCATACGAACTAAATGACTCCATTCCAGATAGTACTCCAAAAGGATTCGTGAAGAAAATAAAAGCTCTTTTAATAGCTGCTTTAATAATAGCTGTAGCTTTAATTATTCTAGCGGGCTCTGTAGTAATTATTCCGACTATCTTAGTTATGGTAATGTTTTATTTACTATTCTACGCAGTAAAATTATCAATTAAATAGGTCTTTATTTACGTCTTTGACAATCTCAAATAAACTAACGTTATTAGCTTCATCAAATAGATCATCTGTTTGAAGAGTATTTGGAGTAAATCTGCCAGCTAACCAGGAACTGTTTACATTCCCTAGTACGGGTATGCCAGTAGTATGCTGAGCTGCGGCTGCTAGTGCTACTCCTGTAGGACTTTGTGCAACTAACTTTCTAGATGCTCTAGCATTACGTAGATAGTAAGAAAGAAATGACGTAGCTCCTACTGCTTCAAGTGTTTCTAGCGCTGGAATCATCGCTTCATCAAATACTACGAAAGCATCAAGAGATTCGTGCACGGCTTCTTTGAAGCCTTGTCCTTTTACTTTAGTAGCATGCTCAATCATTACATATCTAGCTAAAAAGTCCGTCATCTGTACTATATGCCGTGATATCTGATATGGCTTACTGCCTTTAGTCATGAATAAAAATCTAGCTACATCGCCTAATTCAGAAGGTATTTTATCTATAAACTTTTGCGCTCGAGGAAAAGAGTACGGAATAGTCTTCTGTAACTTATTAATCCATCCATCTGTTTGAGCATCATTAATATCTTCAACAATCAAAGAATTTAGCCCAGCTTTACTTAATCGATGGATTAGATTACCTTTAATACGATCATCCAGTTGACGCATTTCAACAGCTTCTGAACTAGTATCTGGATCCAATTTTTGCGATTCTATCTCATGTTTTAATTTAGTGCGCCTTTCAGTATCTTTACGATACTTGTTATACTCATGTACTCCTTCCACTATTTTGTGGAAAATGTAATCTAATGGTATTTTTCTCATCGTTAATTGGTAGATATTCGATAACATGTTACCTACAACTACTTTAGGCATTGCTATAACTACCCGGTTTTTACCGTAACCTACAGTTTGTTTAATTGCGTGATGAGTTAACCCCGCAGCTCTTTTGGTAATACGTTTAAAGCTGGTGTCGTCATCTTGGAGCATCTTCAGTTCAGATAAATCAAATGATTTATATCCGAATACTTTATCTATAATATCTTCCCTAACAAAGAATCGACCACCTTTGGCATATTCTTCCATGTGTTTCCTAACAGCTTTAGGTAGTTTCCTAAATCTATCAATGTATGGAGAATTAGGATCCATGATATTAATCCATGATATATCCGGGCTAGCTTCCATTAGCTCCAATTGCTCGTATACAAGAAGCTCTACAGTCTTCTTATCACTTTCAATGGTTTCTTTACGATCTACAGCTGAAGATCTCATATGAGCAAATACGTGGTCAACCTGCAGATCTGGGCGGATAATCTGCTCTACGTCAGCATGATTCATCATTACTCGATAGTCAGTAATGTTACCGTTTTGATCCCTAAGAGGACGCATAGTTAAAGAATCATCCCACTTAAAAGTTTTATTCGATTTAGCGGCTCTAGATTTAGCTTTAATAAATTTATCTACTGCAGCTTTTATTATATAAAAATTAGGCTTACCTTTATTGGGCCCTTTTGTAAAGTGATATGCAGGATCTCTAACTAGTATCTCAGTTAACGTAGTACCCATGTTACGCTGGTTAGTTGTAGACATTACTCCAGATACGTCTGTAACTTCTGGGGTAGTACGGGTAACATACATAGTATCGATAGTTTGTCTAGGATCTACCTTTCTTACTGGGTAGCTCTCAGAATAGCCCCGTTCTTTCATTTCCTTAGCTTGATCTGCTCTGCCCATTTTAATAGAAGTGAAGTTATCTACGCGCTCTACAATATATCCTTTAACTAGCTGCATCTCGTTCTCTTCAAAATTATCCGCACGAATATTTTCTTTGTACGTACGGTGGCTCTTTAGTAGATCACTGATACCGTTACGATCAGGATTATCCATGAATTCTGCTCTAGCTAACTTTAATACTGCCTCGTTATGATTAGCATCTGTGTAATCTAACGCAGACAATGTAGAGTACATATCTAGTAAATTAACTTCAGCAGCTGTAGGATTAGTAAAATACTGTGCAGCAATTGTACTTACATTAGTATGAGAATCATCCAATCTAGTATTACCAGTAGCAATCCAATACCCCAACTCTTTGGCGTAACTAAGAGCATCTGATTTATGAGATAGTTTAAGTTCCTTAGCTATTCTAGCTTTTAACGTAGCTCGTCTAGATCTGCCTGCATGCCCTATAAGATCCATAATCTCCGCAGGAGTCATAGCCCATTCATTATCTTCATTTAATAGTACAGATAGATCAGTCTGGAACACTACTCTAGTTAGTGCTACTTTTGTTTTAACATCCATTCCGTCTTCTTTAACGGATTTCCAAATACCTTCTATATCTTCTTTTTTATTGCCATTAAACCAACTCATTGTAAATGTCTCTGCCTGCTGACGAGCTTTGGATATATTAACTTTTACATAAAGTAACTGTTCGATCATTTCTTTAGTAAGAGCACCATCTCCAATTTCATTAGCAATGCCTCTCAGAGTTTTATTCAACTTCTGATCTATTTTCTGCCTAAGAGCTATAGTAGCCTCGTTAGTAGTCATGGTAGCGTAGATTCCACCAGCGGCACCAAAAACAGCTTGTCTAAGACGACTAGGAGTTTCCCCCTCTTTACCTTGAAGCTTAAGGAAAACATTTTCTCCAGTTCGTTTAAGGAATTCATCCGATTGATCGAGCTTATTATAGGTGTACGCATTCAATCTATCTAGCATGCTCTCATGCTTAGCTTGAACAGCTACTAAGTGCTCAGTAGCAGCAAGGATCTCTGCGAATGCATTGTTGCCCTTAGCAGCGTAAGTTCGAGCACCAAAGCTTTCTTTTAAGAAATTCATTACATCTGTAATAATACCTATTATATTATCTAGAATTCCTTCCCTTACAGGTTTAGGTTGAGTTTTAAGAAACTCAATCATTTGTCTATTAGTAGCGGCGTAAGCTAGGAATTCATGTATTCTATCTTTCTCTCTACCTGCAAATACATAGTTGTATTGCTTCCTAGCCATTGCTATATCATTTTCAGACGGCGTGTTAATACCTGTTAAAAATACTTTGTAACCGGATCCTTTGCCGTACTTGGCATCTATTGCTCTTTTAGTTTGAACATAGACTCTTTCTACGCGATTAACAATTAACGGATTTTGTCTTATACCTAAAGCAGTAGTTGCATGGAGCAATTCATGAACATAAACTTCCTGAGGGGATTGGTTAACACTATAGGGAACACTATTGCTTAGGTTTATTTTCATAGCTCTATTAGCTATGTCATATTCACCCTGAGTAATTCCTTGAACTTCTTGTAAACTTAAATTAATTCCGCCTATCTCTGTAATACCTTCACTTAAAATACCTAAGACAGTATCTAAGGTCTCAGAGTGTGCAAGCATCTCCCGTGTATTGGCATAGTAGTTAGTAGAGAATTGTTTAAATTGATCGAATAATTTCTTAAAGTTACCTTTACCAATAACTCCTAAATCTCTAGGATCGCCGGTAGGCTCGTTTGGTAAGTCATCCATTGAACCAAGTGAGCCAAGTTTATCTGTAACTCCTTTCTTTACTAAAACCTTATGTAAAACTGTTAGTCCTTTATTAATAACAGCGCTTTCAGCAGACTCAGCGTCCCCATCTTCGTTCATACCAAATTCTTCATCAGCTTCTGCTCGTGCTTCATCTTCTCGAGCTTGTGATTCAATTGATTTTAATTCTGATTTAAGGCTTTGAGGATTATTAATATATTCTAAAATTGTTTCATCACCTGCAAATCTAGCTAAGTTATCAATAGCGTTTTGTTCAGCATCAGTTAAGCCGTCATTTAAAAAGCTGTCTAAATCTTTCCAGGAAAGCGTAGGTGTAGGCGTTGGTGGAACATCTGATTTTATTATCTGTTCAATTTCTTCTTCAATAAGATCATCTAAATTAGAAGTTTCTTTATTAACGACATTTTCTAATATCTCTTGATTAGCATCTATTAGTTCTACATTTGCATTTTCGCCCTCTTTAATAAGATCACCATCACCAAATGATAAATTCAATCCCATGACGCCGGCATCTCCGACCATTACAAGCTTAGTTCGTGGACGGGAGGTAGCGACATATAGCGCCTTTACTCTAGTTAAGAAATCAGCACCATGATAACCACGTAACATATTTTCATAATCTGCGTAGACAGTATCATAGGTACTACCTTGCGACTTATGTGCATTGATTATATAAGCTGCTCCTAGATCTTCTGTAAACATTTCCTTAACTACTCGTCCCTCTAAGAACTTATCCTTGCCTGTATAGTTAGAAGCAATATTCTCGGTACCAGGTTCACCTTTAAAAATGCCATATTTTCTATTCCGTATCATCCCTTTAACGATATCTTCTTTAGATTGAGCGTTTTCTAATACAAGCTTATAAACAACACCACTGCCATCTAATTTAACTTCTAAGATATCTACACTAATGTTTTTGTAAACCGGAGCTTTGTTTTCTCCTCTATCTTTTCCATCTTTATAAGGAGCAGTAATAGTATATAATTCCTTCTGTACTGTTACTTCATCTCCATTATGTAAATCTTTAGTAAAATTCTGAACTTCACCATCCTTATTAAGTAACGTTACAGAATCATCCAATACTATTCGTTCGCCTTTAAGATAAGGCTTTTCAAATATACCTGGGTCAGCATCACCAAAAATTGCTTTACGGATTTTTGTACGAAGAGATGCAGATCTTTTATGATCTGCCTTTTGGTAATGAATATATTTAACCCCACCTTCTTTACCTTCTAGTCTAGCTGCCTTATAATCATCAGCGAAAGCTTTGATAGTATTCTTAGTAGCTCCGTTATATGAGTTACCCTCCATATATTTAACATTTTTATTATTAATTAACGGAAGTTCAAAATATAACTGTCTGTTCTTTCCGTGTTCAAGTTTTTTATAACTTGTATGCTTTTTATGAATCCACTCTGCAACGTTCGCAAGAATATCGGTAATAGCTAAGATAGGATTATCCGCATCCTGTCGCATACGTTGCTTTAATTGAGCGTAGTGTTTAGGCTCAAAAGGTATTGGCTTTTTTTGCCCAATGCCCATTGCTGTGTCAAACACTCTAGCTACGTCTACAGTTCCCTTACCGCCCTGTTCTATAGGAGGCAGTTGAACGTTATCGCCCATGAACAATAGGCGTATCCCCTTCTGCTCTGCTATCTGAATTAGTTCAGTTGTATCTTTTTCATTTACCATTGAGGCTTCGTCAATGACAATTACTTTAACTCCTTTTAGATCATCTAGTGCTTTCTTAGCTAACTCTGTATCCTTTTCAAACTGTGCTTTCCAAACTATAGTAGTTTTACCCGTGTCTTTATCTTTCTGTGATCTAGGTACATAATTAGGCTTCTCTCCCAATAAACCGGCAATTGTAGTAAAATCCTCATCTTTATATTTACCTGCAGCTTGCTTAATTACTTGCTTAGCTTTATGTGTAGGTAGAGCAAACTTAACTTCTCCTAGATTAGGATTACTAATTGGTTTGTTGTCGTATGGATCTAATACCAGTGTTCCATCTTCATTGCGTTCAAGATTCAATCCAAGCTTTGTTAAAGCAGCTTCAACAATCGTAGTTTTACCTGTACCGCCTCTACCTTGTAGTACAAATATTTTATTATTTATATCTTCTATATCAGTATCCCACCATGTCTCCATTTGAGCCATAGCCCGCCATTGGTCATCATTAACTTTTACAGGATCACCATTTTTGTCATTAAATGGTAGAACAGGTCTGTCAACTTCTGCACCTGGAAGAGGCTCTTTCTCATTTACTACAGCATCTATTTCCTCTAAGGATTCTTCATAACTAGTTATACTCTCGCCTTGGGGCTTAGGCATGTATAGCTGGTGTGAAACCACACCTTTCTCTTTCATTTTATCAAAGAGCAGCTTCCTAAACCCTTGAACTTCTTCTGTTCGATCTTTAAATTCGTCAATAAAATCATCTGCGTCTCTGGGGTTTTGTTTATTTTGCTCTTCAGCAGAGTACATCTGATTTAAAAAGTGAGCCTCTTCTGGAGTTAACGTCTTTCTAATTTTTTGTACTTGTTTAAAAGTAGTTTCAATGATGCTATATTTTTTATTGTATTCTATATACGCTGTTCCGTAGATCTCAGAGATGACAGAAAGCTGTTCGGGGCTAGCCATAAATGCGTCATGCAATGGAAGAACATTACCATCTCCTTCCCATTTATTATTGGTAAAGCCTACGTTAACTCTAGGATCCCCTTTACCGTTTCCTCCACCAAATGTCTGCGTTAGCAGTACGGAATCCATATTCTGAATCTGACGAATTAGTGTACTTACGCCTGACTCTACAAATCCTAATTGTTTCTCCATAATATCCCTATTAGCAGGGCGATTATCGTTTTCAGACGGAGTCATTTTATTTGAAATTTTATCACTGCGAATCGCTAATTTTTCATTACCTCTAACACTTTCTGTAGAACTTAAATCAAGAGCACCATCTGTATATTCTTTTCCAGTTTCTCTATCTAAAAGAATCTGAGCTAGTGGTCCCGCAGCCTGCGGAATAACCTCCGCCAGCTCTGCATTCTGCCCAGCTACCATTTCAGTTATTTGTTTTTCAGTTAACCGATCTAAAGGAACAAAGTTTCGTTTATCCTCTTCACTAAGGCTGGCCTTGTACTCAGCATTAATTTTATCTAATTTCTTTTGATAGGCCGTCTCGTACTTGAGCATAAACATACGATGCATCATTTGCCCCATCTTGATTACATCACTTCTAGCATTTTTAGTACTTCCTAGCATAGAAGATAGACCATGCTCAAATCTAGGCTCTACTGTTCTTCCAATTACTTGAGTTAACTCTGTATCATTAAAGTTATGTAGTGCTTTTCCGTTTTTATCTACATCTAATGCTTTGCCATCTAATAGTAACTGTTTATATTCTTCTTTAGATGGAGATTTATTGCCTTCAAAGGCACCTAATTTTTCTAAATTATCTACAAAGGCCATCATCTTATTTTTATAATCTTTTCTTGTAATGATGCCTAACTCATTCAGATATTTTCTATCCTCCGGAGCTACTGTTCCTTTTTGCATAGCCTGCCACATATTATGCAAAGCTGTAACTTCTTCATAAAAACCATCAACAACATCTGATGCAACTCCCTGAGCAATACTCTTAGTACCTCCTCCATACATATAAATCATGAAAGGATACTTAACAGTTTTACGCATTTTTTTATTATAAAGATGTAAATCAGGAACTAAGCTTCTTAAAGCTTCACTTCTAGCTTTATACATTTCAGGATACTTTGCCAACGTTCGCGCATTTTCCGCCTCTTGCTGAGGAGTTGGTGGCTTCTTTTTAGTTCCTTTTGTATATCTTCCAGCCTCTGAAACAAAGTCACTCTTCCATGCGTTTTCTATGTACCAATCAAGTGCTTTGTCATCTGTATCACCTTCTTTAATATGGTCAATCAACGTCATATAAACATCAGGTATAGTTGGATCATGTGAAGAACGAACATCATACCAAGTACCTGTTTGATTTAAATGTGTCTCTAATTGTTCGGAATCAAATATTGGGAACTGCAGGAGGTTCATAGCAAACCCATTAGTAATTCCGTCAATTTCCATTACTATGTCAGATTTAAACTCGGCTTTTGCTCTGATAGGATCGCCAGAAGGCATGTACTTAGCTAATGCAGTAATAGCCGTTAGTAGCTGGATATTTGCATCTTTATAATCATCAATGCTCTTAATTTGTGATACAGCTTCTGCTAACTTACTAGCAGCAGCTTTGTCGTCTTTATTTTCGTTAAGAGCTTGCATAGCTTTTACAGCTTCTTGCACATGTCCATTATTTACAATATGGTCAAATTGTGTTTCAGCCCAAGCTAGTTTATTCTTGTCAACATCCAGTCCAAAATTCTGAGCAACAGCTAACTTAAACTTCCACAGATTATTTTTGTTGTAAGTTTGTGCTCCCCAGGACTGTAATAGGAATCTAGTAACTTTGCTGTTCTGAGGATTTATTTTTCCCTGTTGTAGGATTCTATGATGTCCTTGTAGTTCATAGGCAAAGTAGAAGTCTTTTAATTCACCTGCTTCGTTAGCCTCTAAAAATGACTTTAGATCGTTTTGTTTATCTCTATTTGCAGCTTCATAAGAATCTCGTTGACGTTGATGCATGTCTCCTTCTGTAGAAAGAACACCCATGAGTCGATTTAAAAGATCTTTACCAGCATCACTTTTATTTAATACAACTACTGAGTCCGCAGTCTCTGAGATATTCCATTTAGCATTATGTAACTTCTCAAGAGCCTTTCTTACTTTACGTGGTACTTTCTTCAGGGATCGTTTAATACGAGTTGGAGTATCTACAGGTTCCCGCAGAACTTCTCCATAAGAGTCTAGCTTCATATCAAGCTGCTCAGTTATTTTTTCTAATGCTGATTTATCTTCAGCAAGTGCAATAAGTTCTTCCTTAGATTTTTTCTTTTCTGGGTATTTAATATGCCTATAAGTTTGATCGTCATCTTTATTTTTTGGATTATTAAAATTTCGATCTTTTGCTTTAGCTTCAAGAAAGTTAAATACTTTATTTTCTATACCAAACCAAGCTTCAGAGTCTTTACCCGCAGCTATATCTAAAGCCATCATACCTAGAGCAGGGAGCAATCTTGCATAGTATAAATCAGCACTATCCTGGGTTAATGTAGGATGGTCTTTAGCTATTTTCTTAGCAGATAGTTGTAAAGACTTTGCAACATCTTTACCTATACTGTCTGCTGCCTCATTAAAACCATGACCTATATCTTCTAATTCTGTTATTTCGTTCTTGTTAGGATCTTTTTTCCCGCTGTATAGAAATTGTTTCCTTTGCCAGTCGGAAGTAAATCTAGTATTAGTTGGATTCTTAGTTCTAAATGATAATGCCCCTAGGTACATACCTAATAGTATTTGATCTGGTAATTTACCTACTTGTTCTGTCTTACTATTATTATAAGGACGTAATAGAATAGATAACGGCTCTCCTAAAGCAAACTGCTTAGCATCAAACAATTGCTCTACAGATGAAGATGTTTTTATTGGTAACTCTTTACCAGCTACAATCAACTTCTTCGGTTCATCTTTCTTAAGTTCAAGTTTAGCAATACCTTCTGAGTTAATAGATACTATTTCATAAACTCGTGTGTCTTCTGAGTCAATAATACGTACATTTGATCCAGCTTTTAAAGCTACTGCTATATTTTCATAACGGTTTTTAAATTTTCCATACTGTTGTGCTATATGTTTAGCCGTAGCTTTATCTACACCTAACCCTGTAAGAGCATCTCTAAGTTTCTGCCAACTAAATGTACCAACTAGTTTCTGAGGTTTTCTTATTCTTCCTGATTCTATATCCGCATCAGTCCATATAAAATCCGTATCTTGAAGCGTGTGCAATCCCGGTACATTCTCTATGTCACCTATTTGAACTAAATCAGTGAAGAACGTTCCAAGCATTCCCATAATTCTTTCTCGATTCTTAGCACTCGCTTTAAGAATTACAGGCCAATATTTTTTAATGGTACTAGCTATAAAATCTTGTACTTTACCTGCTTTAGTTTTTGTTTCGGTCTCTGCATCTGTTCCTGTTTCTTGAGTAAGTTGCTCAGCAGAATCAGGAGATGATTTAGAAGTTTTAGTAGTTTCATCAAATACCTCATCTGCTCCATCACCCCCTGTATCTTCTGTAGGTTGCTGACCGGCTTGTCTTTCAAGGGCTTCAAGCTCTTCAATTTTTCTAAGAATCTCACGCTCTTGTTTATCATAATCTTCATCGGGTGCACTCCCTAGTTTATCTTTTTTAGCTTTTTCTTCTTTAAGCTGTCTAACTCTTTTTAAATCTTCTTTTAACTTTGCAATTTCTTCTGGAATGGATGTCCCTTTAGGTCGTGCTTTAGTTTCTGATTTAACAGGAACAATGCGGTCAATTTGGTACCCAGCTGAAGATCCCTCAACTTGTACATATTCAATTCCGTCAGGCCCTTTACCTAACATTTTAGTGATAGGCACCGGTTTTGGCGTAATTAAAGAACCATCTTGATCTACTACGTTTACAATATCTCCTTCTTTAACTTTAGCCTTCTTTTGAGGATCTTTGATATCAGCTATTTTTTCATCAGATATTTCCTCAGTCGGTCTGCCAATCTTTTCTTCTATCTTGTCAAGGCCAGCTAGGAATTCACTATCTGTCTCCGCTTTGCCCTGTGCTTTAGCTTCATTCTTAGCAATGGACGTAGTGGGATATGTTTTAACTGCTTCCCATGCACTACGACCTAACTTAACTTCCTCTTCTAGTGCATTAATTAGATTCCTAGAATCTAGTGTAGTATCGGTTTGTTTAGATGAACTAATCTCAGTAAGAAAACTAATCCCAGCTGCTTCTCGTCTTTCCTCGACTTCCTTATCAAACTCAGCTCTAGTCATCTCCTGTACGGTGTACTTCATTTTCCGTGTGTTAGGATTTAACTTTTGAGCAGCAGGATCTATAACTCCAGATACAGCCCATAACTTACCTGTATCTGAGAAACCAGATTCAGCCTTATCGTAGGCTTGCTTAAACGCATACAGCTTATTGCTGAGATTAGTCGCGTGATTCTGCATTTCATCATACAGAACTGCGACTTTCTGATTGATTAATGCTATAGGACGTTTCTCAGGATTTTTAAGTAATTCTATTATTTCATTACGATATGTATGCAGACCTTTAAACCTTTTGCCCTCTCCACGAACAACTTCTTCATGTACATCAGCAAAGGTTTTATCTTCAAGTTTTTCGTCTAATTTCTTCTGATCTTCCTGAGCTTTTTGTATTGCTAGTAAATGTTTCTTAGTAGCAGCATCTGTCTTAGGATCATCGAGTGCTTCTTTAAGTTGCTCTGGAGTTGCATTTTGTGCGTCAGCAAATGCAGTAGGACCCGAGAATAGTTTATCTGCTTTAGATCCTTTCTTCCCAGCATCAGTAGGTAAGACTCCTTTTTCCTTAAGCTCTGCTACTTTCTCACGTACAGCTTGTTTCTCTGTGTCATTTAGTTTACGGTTAGTTAGTTTCTTTAATCTTTCTAATACTAATTGCTGTCGTCTAGGATTTATATCTTCTGGAGATATCTCTTTAATTTTTTCTTCTTTAATTCTTTTAAGTTCTTTAATACCTCTTTCCCTATCCGCATCAAACTTTCTAGTTTTTTTAACAAATTGTTGATATTCAATAGGACTATCAAAATCTTCTTTTGTTAATCTTCTACCTGTCTTTTCATCAGTCCATTCTGCAGGCTCTTCTTTAAGCTGAACAGTATTGCTAGTTACAGCTCCACCTTCAGTTTCTTTAACTACTTCTAACCCACTATCTTTAGTTGGAGTGTAATCACTTGTTGCTTCCAATCCAATAGGATCTAATTCCCTATCTGGATCGAGCATTCCTGGATCATCTGTGTCTTCAAGAACTCTAATTTCTTTTAAAGCTATTGCTAGCTCTCCTTCACCTAATTCTTTTCCATATTTAGGATCAAGAGCAATTCCAGCAAGCTCTTCTTTATTTTTTTCTTTGCCTGTAAGATCTGTTTCTAGAGCTGATTCAATTTTAGCTTTAGCTTGTGTTAGTTTTTGCCTTAAATACTCTAATTGTTGTTTAGTAACTCGGCTATTTAATTTATCTTCAAGCGTCTTTTTTCGATTTTCTAAATTCTGTATTTGTTCATTTCTTGCTGTCGGCGTTTCACCTGGTTTAGGCTCGGCTGTTTTTAGTGCTTCTATTTGTTGTTCAACCTTAGCTAAATCTCGTTTTATAGGTCTACTTAAAAATTCATTATCTTTAAATGTTAAAGGTTTTGTATCTTTTTCTAATTGAGCTTTTTCTGATTGCAAGCTTTCTAGCTCTGTAGCTAATTGTTCCTTAGCAGCTTTTATGGCATCAGGAATGCTAAGTTGCCCAAAAGCTTCTGCTCGAAGAGTATCGTAGATTTCATCAAAACGTTTATTTTGACTTGCAACTCCAGTCTCAGTATCCTTAACTTCTCCAGACAGATCATTAATTTGTTGATCTAAATCATTGATACGGTCTTCTACAGTAATTTTACTTAACTGAGCCTGTGTATCTGTTAAAGTTTTTTCTAAAAAGATGCGTTTTCTAGTTGCAGGAGTTCCTTTAGCTACCTGTTTAGCAGCTTCTTTTGTAAGTTGAAGACTAGCAACTGTACCCGCTACTCCCGGTGCAGCTAGAGTCCCTTCAATACCAATTGCTACCATTTCAGATTTACTTAAAAATTCTTCTTTTAACCCCCAATGCTCAAATCCTTGACTGATTACTTCTTGACCACCTTCTCCTGCTAGTGGTGCTGCAATTTTTGTAATAGGTTTAACTAATAAAAGATTAGCTGTCTTAGTACCTAGATTCTTATTTAGCCCTCGATTAATAGCATCGCCTACTTTATTCATCCATTTAGTTGGATCTACTTTAATAAGCGGTTTCCCTGAGACGACTCCTTTTATAGCTTGAACACTAACTTTTTCAGCTAGCATACTAAAAGCTGCAGATATTTCTATTCTCGCTGCTATTTCTGGAGTCAGCTCTTTTCCTTTATTTTCATCTAGCTGTCTCCACTCATCTTTCATGGTATTAGCTTTACCGTGAGCTAAGCTAGCTAGCATCCCTATTTGCACAGGGACATTTCCTACAGCCAGTGCTAAAGTAAAACCAACACTATCAAACCCTTTTTCCAAAAAAGTTCCTATATTATTAAAAGCATATTTTATAGCTTCTACTGAACCTTTCTGCTCAGAAATTAATGCAAGAGCTGTAGAAGCTCCTTGCATAGAAGCTCTATTTACTGGGAAATACTTTTTATACTCCTCAGCCATCTTTTTAATAGACGCCCTAGATTCTGGAGTTTGAGTAAAGGCGCTAGCTATTAGTTCAACAGGATAAGCTAAGCTTTGCATAGTTTGATTAAAGTATTGCCCAGCAGAACCATCTAAAGGAGCATCTGGATCAGACGCCCAATTCTCGCGGTCATAGTCAGCATATGACTTGGCCATAATTTCATCTAATCCAGTTAGTTCACGCCCACTAGAAGTCCTAACTGTCCACGTACCGTCTTTATGTTTAAATACTCTATTACTAAATTGTTCAACAACTGTGGTTTTATTCTTTAAAGGCATGAACCCTTGTGTTACTTCTTTTTGTCGCTGTATTTCTTTTTGTGCTAGATAAGCAAGATCAAAACCATCTGTGCTCTCATATGCCGCATCCAAATCTGTAGTTGCACTTTTCTCATAGTAATCGAGCGCACTAGAATAAATGTCATCAGGACTAAGTTCACCTACGTCAACAATTGGCTCTTCTTCAATTATTCGTACATCTTTAGACTTACTTACGGGCTTTTCAATATCAGAAGTAGGACGTTCTGTATCTTCAATTTTAGTAGGCTTGATCTGATCTTTAACCCTATTAGGATCCCGTTCTTGTATATCGGGAACCTTTTTAAGATCTCCAGTTGTTTCTCTAATTGGTGTTTTGGTAATAGTTGGAACTGAAATATCCGTAGGCTCTCTAGGCGTAGCGTCAATCTTTACTGGTTTTACTGTGTCTTCTAAAGCAGCACGTTCAGTAGAACTAGTCTTTTTTATCCAATTAACTAGATCTTCTGCGTTATCATTAAGATAGGTTAGTGCTTGTGGGCTAGTGAGACCACTAACTCCTTGGGATTTCATAAAAGCCTTAGCCGCTATTTTTAAACTCTCCGTGCCATCACTTAATCCCATTAGAAATACGTCATCATTTGCTACGACAGTATCTAATAATTTATCCCATTCTTTATCTACGTTTATAGGTTTAGAAGGTTTCTGAGCAGTTCTAGATACTTTTTTAGCTATAGCTCCAGGAGTTTTACGATCCTTTTCTGTAATTATAAGTTCTTCCTCATCTTCAAAATCATCTACACTAAGAGATAGAGGTTCTGAAGGAGGAGGGGGTGGAGGAGGAGTACCCGCTGTGACAAATTCATCTCCGCCTTCTACTCCAAATTCTTGTAATTCTCCATCTTGATAATGAATTTTTTTCCAATGAGCCATTCCCTCTCTAAAACTCTTAGCTTGCTTTGATTTAATTTTATATTCTTCTTTGCTGAATGGAATTTTTTTGCCGTCTTTAGTAAGATTAGATTCTGGAAATAATTTATTTCCAGCTTCTTCTATCTCTTCCATAGTCGGTAGAGCTTTTCCTGTTTCAGATATAGCATCGGACACTCGTTTAAACCCAGTATTGTAAGAAGCCGTAGCTAGTTGTTGAGCTTGTTGATCGCCAAATCCTTTAGCCTTCCAATCTTTAATATGCTTAGCTAAATACTTAGTACCGGCTTCTATCTGATGATCCTGATTAGTGACATCAAATTCAACGCCAGTCCCTTCAAACATTTCTTTCCCAGTTTTTTCCGTTACTTGCAATACTCCACGAACACCTGTTTCAGAAACAGCTTCGTTGTTAAAATTAGATTCCTGTTTAGCTAGTGCTTTTAATAGATTCTTAGGAACTCCATATCTATCTGCGGCGTCATTTAAATCTTTAAATAAAACCTCAGTAGGTTCTGGTTCTTTATCTAAAGGAGTACCGGTAGCTATAGGCTCCTCCTCTTGCATAAAAGGCTTACTAGGTAGTGACTCAAAGGAAATAGGCGGGTCTGATAAATCAGTAGTGTTCTCTGGGGATTTTATATAAGCTTTTTGTTCAGCTACTGGGGCAGTATTTTTATGCCCATTACCAAATACTTCAGTAGCTACCTGCAGTTTCTGCTGGTTAATTCTAGCTTTAGCTTCTAGTAAGCGGTTAGTTAAGGAAGTTGCTTTAGGATCTGATGGGCCTTGAGCATAGTCAGGATCTAGAGTAGCTGTATCATCCCCATACAGACTCCGTTTAATATCGTCAAATTTTCGCATATTACCATTGTCTGTAAGTAGTTAACGTTTAGGTTGAATTGGAGGCTCTCCAGCTCGTGGCTCCATTCTTTGCATATGTTCGAATTCTTTAAACAATTGTGACATGTTTTGTTGTACTTTTCTCCATACTTTTGAACCAGTAGATCCTTTAGGATCTTCCCATCCAAAGTTAAGCGCCATCGCTTTATACATTACGTCAGGTTTTAACATGTATAAAAAACCTTTCTCCCTAGCAGCCCTAACATAATCTCTCATCCAATCCTGTCGTTTTTCATAAGAAACTCCCTCACCCGTACCTGGATTTTCCATCTCTACTTTATGTAATGGAGGATGTCTCTCAAGATATTGATTAACCAATTGATCGAAACTAGCTGTTTTATCCTTTGCAATTTCTTTTCTTGCTTCTGGTGTCCTGTATCTATTTTTAGGTAGCCATCTCTGTAGTTCATCTATTAAGACATTGGAATCTGCTTTAGCCATCTCACCATTAGGATCTATTGTCATAATACTAAAATCTGGATCTTTAAAATTCAAAAATCCCCTATTAGCATCATACCCACCTGTGTTACTTAACATATTAAATATAGCTAACTCAAGAGTATCCTCATGCCAAGGCTGTAAAGTACTTAGTCCTGCTTTTGGACCTGACTTATAAGTAAAAGCTTTTTTCATCTTATCTGACACTATTCTTACTTGTTTATATAATTCTCCTATACCATTAGATTCTAATTCTTTCCATTCTTTTGTCTGACCGTATTTCTTTTTAAGATTTGCTAATAAAGCTTCTGCTGCTTTATTTGCAACAGGTCTGTCATCTAAGAAAAATTTCCTTGCTTCTACCGCTTTTTCGTTCCATTGTTCTAAACTACTTTTAAAATCTCTAGCTTTTAATTCGGCAATTGTATTACCTGCCTTAATCACTGTAGATATCGTGCCGTTTTCTGCAATATCTTGTCTAATTTTTTGATCGATAACTTTTTTAGGAAGTTCAGTAAATTTAGATCGGTATATTTCATACATTTTGTCTAAAAAAATTCTTTGATCTTTTAAGTTGCCATCACCACCAAGCCCAAGTTGTTGCCATATTTTAAGAGGATCAAGTTTTCCTTCAATGGCTGTCCCATCAGGTTGCGGATATGCGTATGTCATATCATCTAACGCACGAATAATAGGCTGAGTTAAAAAATCAGCCTCTGTTGGATCCCATTGAGGATTTGCTGCAAACGTTTTACTAGCTTTATTTATTGCATTAATTTTACTATTTATATCTGATGCATCTGATATGTCTCTAGCCATCTGTTTAAATGTTCTATCTTTAAGAGTCAGAGTTTTATCATATGCAACTCCTCTAACAAAGGCTTGTCCATATTCACTTTCTTTAAAAATCTTATTAGCTTTGGCTTCAATTTCCTCTTCAGTAGCCCCTAGATTTTCGCTTCTTATTTTGTCTGTTATGTTTTTTCTTACTTTTGCTACAACATCAGGAGTGTATGTTGACTCGTTACCAATGATACCTCCTGCCTCTGCTATAGTATCTGGATCTAAGGCATATGGCGTATCTCTTAACAACTTATCCGCATAATATTTAAGGCGTTTATTAGGATCTGCTACATTACCTAGTCGATTTTGTTTATAAAAATTATTTACTAAATCTCGGACTCCTCTAGGATTTTCTGCAGGATCAATGTTTTCTAATTGGGTTATTTCGTTTGTTAGAATATTTTCATCATGTATTTTCTTTTTACCAGCATCTAAAGCGCTAAGAGACTTTTCTATACCTGGCATTTCTCCACGTAAAAAACTAGAGCTAAACTCATCCGGGTGCTTTTCTATATATGCCTGACGAGCCGCAGGACCAGACTGTCCTTCCTCAGGAATAAGATTACCAAGCACATTCATAGCTTGACTCTTTATAATATCCCCTGAAGTATCTGTAACATCCTCTACACCTGTTAGCATTTTTTCTAGGCCTGCGATGATCTTAGTATTAGCTCTACTAGTATCCCCAGTTCCAGAAATATGGGGATTTACATTTCTCCATGTTGGAACATTATCTGCCATATCTATTCTCCTTTAAACTGGAATAATCGTTTCCTGTGCGTATCTCTCACGCTTTGGATCTTGAGCATCTTTAAATGCTTGCCTATCGTACGCAATTTGATTATAAGCCGTAACTTGATTGCCATAGTTTTTCCAAAAGGCATCTTTTTGAAAAGCTAAATTACTTGCAGCTAGTTTATTTTCATCTTCAGCTAATCCAACCATTTTATACCCTAAGGGGATTTTAGCTACATCAGTTGCTAACTTTAACCCATCTTTAAGTCCTATATCTTTAGCTGAGTCCCATAAACTACCGCCCATATCTCCTAAAGTACTACCAATAGTATCCCACCAGCTTTTACTATTACCAGATCCTTTTTGTGTATATATCCCACTACCCAAATTCAGTAAATTAGAATTATTACTCCAGTCCTCTCGCATTTTATCTGCAACAGATGCCTGTTTTCTCTGAGTATTTTTTAGTAGGCCTAATTGCTGTTGGGGACTTTTTTGAGAAAGGGAGTATCCAGCCATTTTACCTAAATCCACCCCCATATCTTGGAAGCGGTTTTTTATTTTACTATCGCTCCAACCTCTATTACGTGCTTCCATCATTAGTGCAGCAGTTTGTTGGTCATAATCAGGCATAAATGGAGGTTGCCATTTACGAGTAGTCATATTTCTATCTCCTTAGTCTTTGCTTAACTTATAGTAAATATTACTATTGTTTGATTAAAATGTCTATGCATACATTCCGCCTCCTTGTACATTTTGCTGTATAGTTTCGCTAAATGCATAAGCTGTATACGGAACTTCATACTGTGCATTAAATAATGCATAGGTTACTTCTCCACCTAACGCCGCACCCCTATTAATATGTCTTACGGATTGAACTAATTGGCTTGTGGCTACTGCATTATCAACAGTTACTGCAGCTTTTAAGACGTTTAACTCGTCATAAAGTCTTCCTGCTTCAGTAGTAAATGCTTCTGATTCAGCTGCTATTTGTTTACCAATTTCTTGTTCTTTTTGTAATGCTATATCAGTTAACCCGCTCATAACTTTTACAGCTATTTCCGCTAATCTAAGTGGGTTGTTTAAAAAGCTGAAATCAAAGGAACTTGGAGAAAAACTAAACGAAGCACTTTGAAATTCAATCAGGCTTCCAGGAGTATCAACTCCTATAGCTGTCCCTCCAGTATGTCCATACGTAGGTCCTCCGTAGCTAACTCCCGGATCCCATGCGCTAATAGCAACCATTGAGACTAAATTAAGGATCATTGCCAGCTCTGAGTTATCCCCAGCTATCTCTGTAATAGCTAATTGGATAATATACTGAGCTGCCATCTTAATAAGCATATTAGGTAATGCAGCTACAAATGCGCCCCAAGCTACTGATAAAGCAGCAGTAAGAGAGCCGGCTGCGGCAATATTACCTAACGTAGTCATCATAGTAGCAAAACCGGCTTTAAGCATTGGCCACGCTACGTACGCTATAACTACAATAACAATAATCATTACTAGAGCCGTAAGAAAACTCATACCAGCATGTTCAATAACTTCATAGTGCGCTATGTAAATAGATGCATGGGCACCTGCTAAGAATAGTCTACTAACTTGTTGATTAGAAAGGTTTGCAATGAAATTATGAATAAACGGAGCCATAAGGTCTTCCTTAGCTCCGAGATTAAACTTAACTACTTTAAATTTACCAGTGTCTCCATCTACTACTTTTAACGCTCCTATAGGCGCGTGTACGGTATAGGCATCTAACCCAGAAGGTTTAACACAATAGTAAGTTATAGATTGTCCGATAGTAGTTTCAGGAGCAGCTTGCTGAACATACCTTAAAACTCCTGACCCATTATTCTCATAAACAGCGTCTGGAGTTAGATATATAATTGAGCTAGTAGTGCCATCAGACTCCTGCAGTACAGGTGAGGGATTATTGTAGCTAAGCCTTGTAGTTACCTGAAGCCAATTAGTTGCTTCCCCGGAGGTGGCACCGGGATTAGGCACACCATTTCCGTCTAAAAAATCTTGTACTTCATCTAAATCATCTGCTTTATACCCTACGTTATACGTTCCTTTACCGGAGGATACGTAGTAGTTGTTATATAAAATATTATTTGAATCAAACCTAGACATATCTGAGTAATAAATACCGTTCTCAGTACTTCCACTATTAGCATTAATAGTAGCTAATGATGTAAAAGCATAGGTTATATAAGACCATTGAAATGCATATTCGTAATCATCACACGTAATAAGCATATTATTCTGAGGTTTATCATCACCTGCTGGAGTATTGTTATAAGTTCCCTGCGTAACTCCTTGAGATGGAAATAGATTTTCAAACATATTAAATAGATACCCCATTCCTGATTGCGAGGTATCCCACATTCTTACTCCAAAATTTACATAAATATGATCTAAATCTCCAGGTGCTACCCCAGAATCTGTTAATATTGCATCTAGTACTTCTTCAGCTTCTAGATGGATTATGTCCATTATTCCTTCTATCTGTGCACGTTTAGTAGCCCCAAAAGTAGTATAGTTCGCATTATTTATACGTAATGGAATAGCAGGCAGTGCTTTAATTGCAGAGCCATCTTCATCAATAGGCTCTTCTACTGTATCTAAATCTGTATACGTTCCCGAGCCCACTTGATATATAAACAAATAAAGTGTAGACGGAGCAGAATTTCGATAATAAGTAGATACGTAGTGTAATTGAGTAGGCTTAGTGGGGGCAGTATACGGAAGAGTTATAGTAATTCCGTTATCCTGATACGCGGGTATCGTGTAGTCATCTGTAGAAGAATTGTAGGTAATGGTATTTAAATTAATATGCCAACTTTGGTCTACAACTACAGAGTCACTAGTAGCTATTTCATCCGTAATATCAAGTATAAATTCATTACTTATTGTATAGGTAGAAGTAGGTGTACCTGGAGAAGTCTGAATAGCACTACCCGAATTAATAACTACTGAATCCGATGTAGCAATTTCATCAGAAATTGTAAGATTAAAATTAATACTTTGAGCTTCTGTACTAGCAGGAGTAATAGGCGAAGTGGTAACAGTAGCAGCACCTGCACCTAATACATTAGTACCTACGTTATATGTTTTATTTTCTTGTAACCAATACTTAACCCAATCTGCTTTAGATAACGCTCTTAAGTACGCATTCTCAACTGTACAAGGAACACCTGTTAAAGTTTGTAATGCCGCAGTTAACTCATCATAATCTATAATTAAAATATAAGATTCAACTGTAGGGAAATTTTCGAAATAGTTTCCCTGCTCAATATAATTTAAAAAATCTTTCACATTACCTTTAAGACTTCTAAAGGCACTGTGATAAATTAAATTACTAGTAATATCTTGTTCTTCTATGATGCTTTGGAGAAGGGAATTAAGGAGAGGATTCTTGTTATCTACATCATCAAATAATGGGACATTATGTACTTCAAAGTACTCAACAATTTGTGTACTTCCTCCGTCATAGCCAAGAAGCACCATAACTAACATTACTACCATTTCTACTATCTGTACTACAACTTCAACGATAGCAACAATAACATCTACTATCGCCGTAAAAATGCTAGCAACAAACCCCATTGCTATTACCCTGTAGGTTCTGCGTTAGATATCTGAGTATTTATATTACCTGTTCCAGTTTCATTTATAGCAGTAACGCCAGTAGCAGCTACTCCTGCAGTAGAAATATTGATACTCCAGGCGTCTAATATCGTTTTAAGGTATTTTTGATCTGCATTCCATTTGAAACCTTTAGCTTGCTCAGCAGATAAAGCTGCAGCTCTGCCCATAATACTAGTAGTACTTGGAGCTACTTTAGTTGATTTATCTGTTTGAGCAAACTCGGTAATTTCTTTTTGAAAAAGTAATGACTCTTCAGCATTACCTTTTTGCGCACCTATAGTAAAAGCCACTGCTTGTTGTACTGTTGCTTGCATAGCCGTTAAATAAACTGTTGCGTAATCACTGCCAGTAATTCGACCTAAATTAAACTGAGCAGCCATATGCGCATTTACAGTTTCCATCATGTCATCAAATATACCTGTACCTGTTACTACATTAGCGTCACTAGTAGTAACATTAGCAGTTAAATTAGCAATAGTTATAGCCATTAGTTATCTCCTGTATGAAAGGCTGGGTTAGCTGCTTGAGCTGCAGCTAATCTTTCTAGTTCTTCTTTAGTAAGAGGATCTAAAACACGTACATTAAACTTTTGAGTAATGTACGGCTCCAGCACTTTCTCGCCATTAGGACGAGTAACAGTTTTAAATTTCTGCATTTCAGCATGCTTTATTTGATTATAAATAATTTGTGGGACATGCCAACCTTCTTCGTTATTAAATGGAACATATTTTTTAATCATTTTTCCATTATTAAGACCAGAAGCCCCTACTGTAAATATTAATCCAGGATATCCACTCATAAGAGGATCATTAGGAGTAACTACAATTCTAACTAATTTTAAAGCTTCTTTTTCTCCTGTTTTTCCTAAAGCTTTTGCAGCTGCAGCTTTAGCAGCTTCACTAGCATCAGGTAGCCCTCCTTCATAGGGCCTATTTTCTACAGCTATTGGTATATCCTCCATCATTACTTGAGGGCTCTTTCGTGCATCTTTTAATAATTCTCCTAATTTAGCAGAGCCCGTTTTATGATGAAACTTAACTCCATACTCTTTTAATTCTTCTTTAATCTCTTCGTCAGTAAGTTCACTAATTGGTGTCACAACTTCCATTTTATTCTCCTTTGAGAAACTGTCATTTCTCTAGTTAAAAGAGAAAAGTCCCCCGAGGGCGTAGCCCTCGGGTGACAATCCTATTGTTTATACAGCTGCCAAGGCAGTCCAAATAATTCCTAGACGTTCTGGGCGAAGTGCCATAAATCCATAATACCATTTGATGGAGTAGAACCCTACTTCACCATATGGATCATCCAAAGAAGCTATTTCTTTACCAGGCTTCTTATGGTTAATGGTAAATTTAACACTTTTTCCGTCAGTCTGGAAACCTATAGTAGTGAAGGCACCATCACCAACAACCAACATTGGGTAGATGTCTGCACCATTATCACCAGTACCTGCAGTATCAGCAGAAGCTGCACCGCCATTCTCGGTGAATTGCATTTCTGGTACTACAACAATTCGGAACTGATCTACTGTTCCAATTTCGCCATTCATGATATTTCCAGCATCAGCATACTTTTCAACAGATACAAAAGCAGGCTGGCTGTGAAGATCAGTCATAGCTCGTAGAACTGGAATTAGCTCAGAACCAACATACATTATACGACCACCATTAATGGTTTTCGTATCAATCATTCGAGAACCAGCAATAATCTTTGTTTGCTTAGGAGTTTTGTTATCATCCAAAGCAATAGAAAGATTCATGAGATCTCGGTACACAACAACTTCATCAACTGCTAATTTACTGCCTGTAGTAACAGCAGGACTAGCAGAACAATAATAAGCTGTTCCGTTAGCAGTTGCGTTAGTAATAAGATCTGCCTGAAGCTCCGCTTCAGTCAGCTCATTAGCACCTACAAGAGCTTCCTCAGTAATATGCATTAGCAATTCTGCGTCAGAATCGAAATCCATTGATTCCTGAGTGTACTCTGTAAAGAAACCGCGCTTAAGTAATTCCCCTTCAATTTGCGTACGGGTGAATCCAACACGGTTAACTCGTCCACCGTTCTCACGGAGAGTAGGTATTTTAGATTTAATTGTACCGGTATCTTTA